CCCCTTTTCCTGTTTCTTTTCTTTCGGAGTCTCATCCTCCGGTTGCACCGGTGCAACTTCCGGTTCTTCCGGTGTCAAATCCTCGCCGTAGAGTTCCTTGTACCGTTCCTCAGGACTGCTGCCTCCGTTGAGCAGTTCCTCTACTTCATAGCAGATATCCTGCGGTATGTATTTGCTCCGCTCCAGTGTCTTCATGTTTATCACTACAGCGCCGTCAGAATTTACAATGATCTGTGTACGGCGCTCTCCCGGGATCCGGACGGTGTACACGGCATCGCCCTGCGGAATCAGTGCATCCATGATTGCTGTATATCTGGGATAATTGCTTTTATTGCATATCTCCCACAGTTTCCGAAAGATTTCTTCCTGCTCTTTCCCCAGCTGCCAAAGATTCCTTTTCAGTGGAGAGCCCTCCGGCGGGAGCATGGACTTGTCCGTTACGGCTGCTGCCTCCGCCCGCTCGATCTCGACCTCGATGTCCGTGACCTTGCTCTCCGCATCCACCTCGTCTTTAATGTCCTGGATCTCCGCCTTGGACAGTGTAGGCGGCAGCGCCTCGTTGATCTCGTCTGGGATCTGCAGCATCAAAGTAAGCTTTGCATACCCAAATCCCTTGTAGCTCGTGAGCAAATGGTCCGAGTATCCGTCCTCAGAAAATCTGTCATTAATGCTGATAAAGCGGCTCACCTGCGTCTTATCTATGCCATATTCTGCCTTGGCAAAGTCTGTTACAGTCGCATATCCGCTCTCTTCCAGTACATTTGTATCCCTGGCCACCTTGAGCAGATAACCGATTTGTACAAAGTCCTCTGCTGTCCGGGTGAGGACTGCATCCAGCTCCTGTTTATATTCCTGATATGTTTTTTGATAGATGATATGTTCCATTACCTGTCTCCTTTTAATAGACTTTTGGTGCTCTCTGAATAAATTTCTCCTCGTATCAGACTCAACATGATATCTTCCCCGAATTCTTCCACCTTGGACTCTCCGCCGTGTACTTCCAGCACGTCATCTATGGGTACTGCGATTGCAGGCATTCCTGCACATGTCCGGAGCATTATTTTGCTCTCGTCAATCTCATCTACTCTTGCATGTGCCCATTTTATATCCCCGTCTGTCTGAAATCTGAACAAGTATATCCCTCGTTCCCTTACTGCCACTCTATTGATTTCACGCTGTTTGCCCTTTATGTCTGCAAAATACATTTAGACTACCTCCATCAAATCTTCTGCCAGTCCTTTGAGGACCTTGGTATTATTCTTTGCCTTCAGTTCTTCTATGTTCTTCTGCCGCAGGATTTCACTCTGTGCAGCGTATTCATGGTCCCGTTTGCTCATACGCTTGCGGATTGCCTTCTGCCACTCCCGCAGGAACGGCTTGATCTGCTCTATGCCCGGCTCCTCGTCGTATGCTCCGCGGTGCTGGCGGATGGTACCGCCCGGCTCCACCTCGATAGTATAAAAAGGCTTGTCCGGGGACGTCTGCTGCCTCAGAAAGCAGATATAGGTCTCTCTGCTGACAATTCTGTCAAAGTACCGCTCTGTATTGCCTACACAGTGATGCAGTGCCATTCCTTCCGCGGTAATCTCCATAAAGTTCTTCGGAACCACAATGCAATAGGTGTCGTTCTGATATTCAAACTTCACACTGATCTCGGAGAGGATATCCTCATATCCCGGATACTTGTCCCTCATTTCCTGTGCCTGTCTTGCCGCTTCTCTTGCATCCCGTTTCCGCTGGATCTCTTCTCTGCGCAGTTCCATCTCTGCATTGACTTCATCATGTCGGCGCTTCAATTCTCTTGGACGGTGCACCAGAGCATCATCCATGTGTTTTCCTAAATCCATTGCCATGCTGAGATAATCCTCGTACTGATCCCAGACTCCCGCTATCGTTCTGCTTGGATAGCTTTCTTTTTTCTGCCGGTTGATGTAATTCATTAACTGCTCCGGTGTCAGGTATTTTTCCGCTTCCGACTGCAGATAATTATCCGGTTCGATCTTGTTTTTTTCTGCCCAGGACAAATACTGCTCTGACAGTTTCTTTTTGTTGAGGTCGGACCACTGCAGCCAGCGCAGCATACACATTCCGCCGTCTGCCTGTCTGAGACGGTTGATCAGCTGTTTATCCTCTATCTGCAGGATCTCTTCTACGCTTTCCCCGGATACATCAATCGTTTTCCCAGAATATCCTCCCCAGTAGGTGATGCACTGTGACAGTTCATCCAGCAAGCGGTTAAAGCGTCCCTTTGCCATATATTCTGCGATACCGGTAAGCTCTCTGTTACTTTCCACCATGAGACCGTTATAGTGCGCTTTTATTCCCATCTGGGCAAGCTTCGGAAATACATCTGTCCATGCCTCATATGCCGTACCCTGTAATCCGGCCTGAATACCTTCTGTGTCCGGATACAGGTAGGCGCTGTGCCACCGACGGCTGCTGTTATTTCCTGTGCTCCATCCCGGCCAGTACTGGCTCCCATAGTAATAAATTTTCATGATATCCTTTGCTGTGTTCCGCAGCATCATCAGCCGGATGTGCTCCTCCAGTTCCGTGGTTCTTGTTCCGTATCTGTCCCACTCTACGGTCACCTTGAAGTGCCGCTCCACTCCCTGTTTATCATCCACGTCATGGATCATGGTAAGCCAGTCTGTTGCAACGATTAATAAATCCGCTCTCTTATCCACGGTCAGTGTATGTCCACACAGCGGGCAGGTGATCTGCTTCCTGTGCTTTACCGGGATGCCTGCTGCCTCTTCCGGAAAATTCCCACCACAGGCCGTACAATGACAGGTCTTTTTCTGCTTGTCATAAAAGGCATACTGGAGATCCCCTACCATCTGCTCTGTGATCCAGTCATATACTTTCTTCCCCGGACGCGGACATTTGCTCATCAGTCTGCGGATGCGCTCTTCTTTGCTGTTTCTGGCCTGTTCCCGCTTTTCTGCATTATAGTCCGTCTCCATCCGCTCTATGCGCTGCAGTACATCTTTTACCCAGTCCTTCTTCTCTCTGGTAAGACTATCCAGTTTCCGAATCTGCTCCGGTGTCAGCCATTCTTTCTCTTTCAGCCGGTAATCCCACTGACTTCTTTCGTAGTTATCTGTACAGCTGTTGATATTTGTTGCCTGCTTTATGCCGGTATCCGGATAATAGGTGCCGTACTCCCATGTTTTCAGGTTGATCGCATGACGGCAGGTATTGTTTCCGCCCCTCCACACATCCAGGATCAGGTAATTCTCCGTTGTCTGGAATGTGATCTGCTTAGTTCTTTTTGCATCTGCCGGTATCATCGGCGCCCTGAGTATTTCTGTCCACTTCATGACTGCTGCCTCCTCTCTGCTTCTGCCAGGTCCTCTAGCGTGTACCACACGCCCGGCAGGATATAGACTCCATCCACATCAAAAATCTTGGCCGCCGTGATCTTTCCTTTTTCTTCCCGGATCAGCCCCAGGTGTGCTCCGTCACAGCCGCTTACTTTGGGATGGATTCCCCTGGCAATGGCGATCCCGTCGGGGATTCTGATCTCTGCTGTGTTCTCCTTTACCTGCACCATAAGGTTAGACGCTTCCCAATTATCCCGGCGAGGATGATGTATCATGTAAAGCATGGCTTCTTTGGCGATATCACGGTTGGTCAGTTCTTTCAACAATGTCAGCCTCGTGCATGCAATGCGTGTATTACTACCGTCTTCCGCTATGTCTCCTTCTGCCTTTGCCTTAAAATACCGGTGATCCCTACCCAGTCCATAGTATCTCGCACAGTCCAGTACATACTCGCAGGCATGGAGACCGGTATCACCGCACTTTGATTTTTCCGCCGTAGCCGGTACTCCTAACTGATACTGGAATATTCCGTGCCCCATCGTGCAGGTCATATCATTGTTCGTTGCTTTGTATACAATCATTTCTTCTCTCCCATGTAATAATCCAAGATGATCTTTTTCAGATCATCCCGGCCGCACATCCCGATCTGCCCGGCGCTCTCCGGCAGTCCTGCTGCCTTCGTAATTCTCCGGTCAACCGTTACTCGGTTTTTCGATGCCAGCTTCAGTCCGGCGGCCAGCACGTCCAGTAACTGCTTGCCCGGGGCAAATACAGCATTTGCCAACGCAGCACCGTCCTCCGGATGATCCATCGGATAGTCTGTCAGCATCTGTACGATAAAGTCCTTCCAGTCCTTCATTTGACTTTCAAGGTGCAGGTCCTGTTCCTCCATGTTCAGCTTGCCGATGGCCGCCATCGTGGCATTACAGAGAAAGTCTTCCGGGTCCTCGCTCTCCATGTACTCCTCGGCATCTTCTTTCTCCAGTCCGTTCTCAACAGCTATCCCGATCAGCGCTTCCAGGTCTCCCTCTTCCTTCTGGGCGGCTGCTGCCCTGTTCAGCTCCTCTACGGTATTAAATATTTCACATTTCTTTTCCATCTGTTCTCCTTTCCCGGTATTGCACCGGTGCAACTTGTAAATTTTCTTTACCAGTTCATTTGTTATATTTTCACCATCCCGGCGGCTTCACCGAAATGGTCTCTAACACCTGTCATGTACTGGTGTTACCTCTTCGAACTCTACTTTTGCAAAAATGTTATATTCTGCGTTTATTTTGGACATATTGTAGGCGAATGCATCGGAGTACTCATGCTGTCCGGCCACAGCAGCGATGTCATGACGCATTTTCCGGGATTTCTCCAGTATCTGCTTCCAGAGGTCCGCATCCTTGATCTCATTCCCTCTGCTGTTCTTCCAGTCATTCCGTTCCCATGTCTCCACCCATCTCTGATTGATCACGGATGCGACGTAAGTATTCTCCGTGTGGATAAGGATCGTTCTCTTGCCCTGCATACGCTCCAGTGCCCGACAAATACTCCACAGCACCAGCCGGTTGGCTGTTCCGTCCGCCTTCCCTATCTCCGCCGGTTTCTCATAGTACTGCTTTTCTCCCATTTTCATCCGGAGAGTATACATTACCTTCCCGGTCCTCTTTGCGGATCCATGAAGAGTAGTACTCACATACATTTCTATAGTTTCCAAAATCAACACCTCCTTACCCTGTTCGGCGGTTTCTTCCGCTCCTGTGTTTTTAATCTGATCAGTGTGTAACTCCGATACAAAAACCCTGTGACCGGATTGATGCCCTCATGGATCCGGGCTATGTAATATCCCTTGGGCGGCTTGACCTCCGGTTTCCAGCGGACCAGCTTGTCCTCTTTTGGCTCCGGGAGCGGCATATTACGGCTGGTATTGTAGGAGGACTCCGCAATTCTGGGTTTGCCCGGTGTGCCATCCTCCCGGGGGGCCGCCGTCCTCTCATCCTTGGTCATGTAATTGGCCAACAGTTCCATGTCGTCTCCGGCAAACTTGCTGTTTCTGATCTCTGCTACATAGGTGCCACCCTTGGTCCATGCTTTGGTCACGATGGTCGCCGCATTTCCCTCTGGCGTCTGCTTTACCACCAGATGTATATGCCACGCTCCCTTGGTGCCTCTTTCAATATTTCTGATCCAGTAGAGCTGTACTACCAACCCTCTGTATGCCTTTCTGATTTTTCCGATTGCCGCCCGGAAGTCCTTCAATGCTCCATCCATATTCGGCGGTCTATTTTTGACCTCGTATGTCCATGTGATAAACAAATCTCCCTGATCAAAGTACTGTATCAACCTCCAGCGGCATCTCTTCGCCTTATTCCGTTGATTGATCAGCCTCATCTGTTCCTTGGTCGGTTTCTCCTTCTTCCGCCTCGTCTTTCCCGGAGATCCATAATTGCCATCGTGGTACTCTTCCACGTCCAGGATGTCCCCGTTCCTCAGTCTTATTTTTTTGCGATTTACCATGTCTCTGTATCCTAACTTTAATATCTTTATCAAGTGCGCAGGGGCTATCGAAAGCCCCATTTTTCTTGACTTTTTTAGTCCACAGAGTTACAATAACCTTGTCTATATACGTAGCTCTGTGAGCTGGCCGGCATCGCCCAATGCCGGCTTTTTTTTTGTTCTGCGCTGCCAGGGT